GGGCGGACTGAAGGTTTATCCCGCGTGGAACGGGGGCGGCACGGTGAAACTGGTGCTGATTGACCAGGGATGGCGCAGACCGACGGAAACAGAGCTGGCGGCATTGCAGAAGGAGATTGACCCCGATAGTAAGGGGGAGGGCTACGGAATTGCACCGATTGGGCATAAGGTAACGGTGGAAGGGGTGACAGAGGTGCGCTGCAATATTGCGCTGCAGCTTTCTGTGGCGGAGGATGTGACGAAGGGAACGGTTCTGACGAAGCTGACGGAGGGATTTTCGGCATATTTTGAGGAGCTGCGAAAGAACTGGGCGGACAGCGACTTTCTGACGGTACGCATCAGCCATTTGGAATCAAGGGCATTGGAGACAGATGGTGTGGTGGATGTTTTGGACTGCGGCATTAACGGCGGCAGTGGCAACCTGATTCTGGGGACGAACGAGGTGCCTGTGCTGGGTGAAATTGAGGTGAAGCAATGACGGAGAACAGATATGAAAAGCACTGCCCGTGTACGGTGAGCGAATTGAGAGAGTTTCGGAAGCTGGGAGAAATCGAGGGGGCGATTCTGGAAGAAGCGACGGCAGCAAAAGAGACACTGGAGCGAAACCAATGGATTTTGACGGCGGAAAAAAGCGGTCTTCTGCGGCTGGCAGGGATGATGGGCTTTTTCGGGGCAGAGAGGATGGAAACAGAGGAGCTGCGGGAGGAAATTCTTTCGCGCTGGTGCAGCCGCAGTCCATATACCTATTTTCATTTGCAGGACTGGCTGGACGGGTGTGTGGGTGCGGGAAATTATACCGGTACACTGGAAAGGGAGAGCTACAGACTGCGGTTGGTACTGGAATTATGCGTGAAGGAAAAACGGGAATTTTTGCAGAAGCATCTGCGGAAAATTATCCCGGCAAATCTGGTTTTGCAGGTGAAGCTGAATGTGAATACGCATGGGAAGCTGCACAGAATGCGGCACGGCGAGATGAAGGAAAAAGGGCTGACCTACGGCGAGATTCCCTTTGAAATTTTGCCGGAGGAAGAAGGAAACAGTGCAGTTTCGGGCAAAAAACTGTTGCAGAGAATGAGAGGATGTGCTACAATACAAAAATAGTGGGGAGAAATGTCCCCAAGTGTGACGAGATTCCACTCGGAGGAGTGAAAATACAGGAGGTTTTGGCATGTCTACAATCGGTATGGTATTAACAGTTATTTTGATGATTCTGGCGGTGATTCTGGCGGCAATCATTCTGATGCAGTCTAAGCGTTCCGCAGGTCTGGGCGCAGTGAGCGGCAACAGCAGTGATACTTACTGGAGCAAGAACAAAGGGAACTCTGTAGAAGGCGCACTGGAAAAATATACAAAAATCGGCGGCGCACTGTTCATGATTCTTGCGTTCATCATTAACCTGGTTGGTTAACAAATGCAGAAGAAGATGCCTTTTCGGGGGCATCTTTTTTTATAGGTTTATGGGATTGATAGGACAGAGAGCTTTTGGGCAGAATAAGCACGAGAAAGTATAAGGAGAAGGACATGGACGAGACGGACATTTTAAAGGAAAGAAAAGAACGGATTCTGGCATATATGGAAAGCGAAGGATATGTTCCCATAAAGCGCAGAGATATGCGCGCGATGCTTTCGGTGCCGCAGGAGGACAGAGAAAAATTCGAGAACCTTATCAATGAGCTGATTGCGGAGGGACGTGTATTTGAAACAAAGAAGGGCAAGCTGGCTTCGCCGAAGGATTTGCAGATGGCAACGGGGACATTTATCGGACACGCCAGAGGGTTTGGATTTGTGACACCCGACGCAGGAGGCGAAGATATTTTTATTCCGGCGAGCGAAACGATGGGCGCGATGCAGAAGGACAGAGTGCTGTATAAGGTGCTGCATAAGGCGGAAAAGGGCAAAAAGGCAGATGGCGTAATTGTACGGATTCTGGAACGGGGACAGCAGCGGATTGTTGGCACATTTGAGGCAGGCAGCAAGGGCTATGGCTTTGTGGTGGCGGATGACAAGAAGATTGCGAAGGATATTTTTATTTCCAGAGAAAACACAAAGGGTGCCGTGACGGGGCATAAGGTTGTTGTGGAAATTACGGATTACGGCGAGGACAGACGCAATCCGGAGGGAAAGGTCATTGAAATTTTGGGGCATATCAATGACCCCGGAGTGGATATTCTTTCGGTGATTCGCAGATATGAACTGGCGGTGGAATTTCCGGAGGAGGTTTATGCGGAGATTGAGCACCTTGGGACAGAGGTTGCCGAGGCGGACAAAAAGGGCAGAGAGGATCTGCGCGACCTGCTGACGATTACGATTGACGGCGCGGATGCGAAGGACTTAGACGATGCGGTTTCTCTGAAAAGGCTGGGGAACGGCAATTTTGAACTGGGTGTGCATATTGCGGATGTTTCGCATTATGTGCGGGAGAATACGGCGCTGGATAAAGAGGCTTACGCCAGAGGGACAAGCGTTTATCTGGTGGACAGGGTGATTCCTATGCTGCCGCATAAGCTGAGTAATGGGATATGCTCACTGAATCCGCATGTGGATCGGCTTGCGCTAAGCTGTCTGATGGAAGTGAACGGCAGGGGAGAGGTGGTGAGCCACAGAATTCTGGAGAGCGTCATCAATTCGGATTACCGCATGACCTATACGGCGGTGCGCGAGATTCTGGAGGACGGAGCACCTGCGTTATTGGAGCAGTATGCGGAAATTCTGCCTATGCTGGAGGATATGGAGGAGCTGCGGCAGATTCTGGGAGAAAAAAGAAGAAAACGCGGTTCTGTGAATTTTGATTTGCCCGAATCGAAAATCATTCTGGATGAAAACGGAAAGCCGATTGACATCAAGCCTTATGAAAAAAGCATTGCGACAAACATGATTGAGGAATTTATGCTGGTATGCAACGAAACAATCGCGGAAAATTCTTTTTGGCAGGAAATGCCGTTCATGTATCGCAGCCATCAGGAGCCGGATGAGGATAAGCTGGAAAAAATGGAGCAGTTCCTGCGTGGCTTTGGCTATTATCTGCGGAAAAAGGACGGGGAGATTCATCCCAGAGAGCTGCAGAAGGTTTTGCAGAAGGCAGAGGAAACGGACGAGGAACGCATTATCACCAGAATGGTGCTGCGGAGCATGATGCAGGCAAGATATACGGCGGAAAACGGCGGACATTTTGGGTTGGCGGCAAAATATTATTGCCACTTTACCTCGCCCATCCGCAGATATCCCGATTTGGAAATTCACCGCATGATTAAAAAAATGCTCCATGGAGAACTGGATGAAAAGGCGTCTGCCTATTACCGCAGAAAAATGCCAGATTGGGCAAAGCATTGCTCCAAGCAGGAACGCGTTGCGGAGGACGCGGAACGGGATACGGATGCACTGAAAAAGGTGGAATTCATGGAGGATAAGGTTGGTCAGATTTATGAGGGCATCATTTCCGGTGTGACGAACTGGGGGATTTATGTGGAACTGCCGAATACCATTGAGGGCATGGTGGCACTTTCCCAGATGGATGATGATTATTATGAATTTGACGAAAAGAAAATGCTTGTGTTCGGGAAACGGACGAAGAAAAGCTATCGTCTGGGGGATAAGGTCGTTGTTTCCGTGGCGAAGGTAGACCGCATGATGGGGACGATTGATTTTGTCTTTGAGGAAGAAAACGAGGATTTTCAGGAATAAAGAAATCAGGAACAAAAAAGAAAGGTCAGACTGAAAGAAATCGGTCTGATCTTTTTCTGTAGGAAATTTTTGTAAATAAAATGAAATATTTGTAACCGAATCGTCATTTGATTTTTTTGATAGAATATGATATAGTTATTTCTGCAATGGAAGATTGTCGGGGAGGTGATTCTGTATGGCAAAAGGAAAAGGAACAAAGCTGATTGCGCAAAACAAAAAAGCATATCATGATTATTTCATTGAAGAAACCATACAGGCGGGCATTTCTCTGGCAGGGACAGAGGTAAAAAGCCTGCGCATGGGTAAGTGCAGCCTGAAGGAAAGCTACATCCA